TACGGGATGCCACCGCTCCCAGTGTCCACGAAGGCAATGGACGACACCGGATTAAGCACTGACGCGCGGCCGGTGAAGGTGAGGGTGCCATTAGAGCTAATGAATAGGTAGCCCTGCTCAGACGTCGCCACATTCTGCAAGTACGAAAGGACGTTTGTGCCCTCGGTGATTGGGAACGCCCCGAGCGTGGAGGAACCCGTGCCGACGCTGTACGGCCCCTGGTACGCCACCTCGGGCCGCGTGAGGACATAGGCCACGCGCGCGCTACTGGATTCTGCTGAGGGCGTGACGGCATTCATGGACTGGTTCGCAAGCACGGTGAAGGCATCCGCGCACGCCACGGTCGTCACGTTCGCATTCGTGGTATAGCCGTAGTCGAGGTCCCAGTCAGTTACGAACCCGGTGTAGATAATGACGCCACCGGCGAGGACCTGCACGGGCTGCCGTGGGGCCACGAACGGGTAGTAAATGCTTGCCGTGTTTAGCGGGTCGAATAACCGCGTGGGATCGTAAATTTGGAGCTGTGCCGTGCCGCCGTTGAATTGCTGCATTTCGCGATTTCGGCCACGGCTAATGCTCGCCGATTGAACCATGCTGGTTATATCAACCATTTGATACCCGCCCAACGTGCCCGTATCAAGTAGCCCGTATGTGGCGTTATCTAGCTGGAACGGCGTTCCAAATGCGCTTGTCGTCTGGAACCCGACCAATACTTGTAGCGTGGGCGCCGTCATGCGGAGGCAAAGACGGGGCCGCTACGGCGTTGAGCGTTCTGGATTGCTTCGATAATCTGTTGCCCGATTTGGTCCGGAGTGGAGACTAGCCCCGCCTGGACGTTAATAGTCATGCCGCCTATACCTCCTAGCGGGCTACTGCCCGGGGTGCGGTTAAGGGGTATTACGGCCTCCGGCCCTGCCTCACCAATAAGGGCAAGCGTTGGCCTAGTGACGATTCCTCCGGTGGCGCCCTTTGGTACCGCGATTTCCGGAATGTTGGGAACGTTCGGGATATCGTCGAAAGGGTTGACCTTATTCAAAAGGCCAATGGCCTTATTTACCCCGGTAACGCCTAGGTTTAGAAACCCAATTACCTTATTTACTGCGCCGATAAGAATGCCGCCTAGCCCGCTAGCGGCGCTGGTAATCCCGGTTCCGATCCATTCAAAGATGCTAGAGCCAAAACCTACAATGCTGTCTTTTACATCGCCTAGTTTTTCCTTGATGAAACCGACAAATCCGGAGATTTTGTCCCAAATATCAGAGCCTAGGCCGGTAACGCCGGAGACGATCCAGCTAATAACCTTGCCGCCAATTTCATTAAGGCTTTCGAACCATCCGGCCGCGGCACCTAGCAGGTAGGTAGCTACGCCCTTGATTTTGTCCCACACCGTTTCGCCAAGCGTGGCAACGCCATTTACAATGCCATTTACGATTGCCATGCCAATATCTTTGGCATAGCCGAGCAATAGAATTGGTAGCGCAAGAATGGTGGTTTTTATCCATTCCACCACGCCGCCAATCATGGTCTTTAGCCCTTCCCATGCCGCGCCGAAATCCCCGCGAATGAGGGCCGAGATAGCGTCAATCGCGCCGGAGATAATGTCCCACGCGGCCATTACCGGGCCTTTAAGGTATTCGACTACCGTTTCTATGTAGCCCTGTACCGCGGACCACACGGCCTTTAATACTTCTTGAAACGTCCTAGAGCGGTCCCACAAAAGTTTAAAGCCTAGGGCCAAAAGGGCAACGGCGGCCACGATAGCCAAGATGGTAAGCACAACAGGATTTAGCGCGAGGATTGCGAGCGCAATATTTGTGCCTACGATTGCGGCAGCGACACCGGCGATTACCCCGGCGAACACCACAAATACTGTGCTGTTTTCCTGTGCCCATTTGCCGAACCTTTGGAGCAGCGGCAGCACGGCATTTACAATAGGCATAAGGGCCGCGCCTATGGATTCTTTGGTTTCGTCAATTGCAATGCTGAGGCCCTTCATCCTGCCCGCGGCGGTATCGGCGGAGGCCGCGGCGTCACCCTTAAACCGGGTGGACATAGCCGCTATAACCTCGTCCGCGCTCGCGCCATTCTTAATCATCGCTTTGACGTGCGGGTCTAGCTTGCCAAGCGCCGTAGCGTTCCCGGCGTAGGCCTTGCTAAGGGCGGCACTTACGGCAGAAAGCGGCTTGCCCGTCGCGGCGCTAACGTCTAGCGCAATTTTTAGCCCATCCTGCGCTTTGGCAAGGTCGCCGGTTCCCCTAGCAAGCGTGGCAAGTGCCGGCCTTAGCTCGTCGTCGGCAACCGCCGTGGCGTTTGATGTGGAGGTAATAAACCCATCCACGGACTTAATAGCCGCGTCTGTTGCCGTGGTGGTTTTGTCTAGGGAGCGGGTAAGCTGGTCTTGCGCCGCCTGATCCTGCATGGCCGCATTGGCCGCGTCAATCGCGCCGGCGGCAAGGGCTACTAGCGCAATGCCGGCGGGCACTGCAGCTTTTTTAACGGCAAACGCTGCCCGCTGCCCGTTGGTTTCCAGCTGTTGGAAAGACTTTGTGGCCTTATTAATTCCGCTGCCGTTAAAATCGGTAATGATGGGAATGACAATGCCCATTAGCCAAGCTCCCTATTTACCTTTGAAATGGCGTTTGCCACTGCCGTTGCTACGCCCGCGTTAATCTCTGGCATGTGGCGATCCACCGCCGGCCAAATGACCCGGCCATACCTTGCGCGAATCTTAGGGCCAAGCGTCCCATGGTCAGACTTTGCAAGCTCAAATTGGCGGCCGGCGTTTGTGCTTTGCGTGATATAGACCACGCTACTTTTATTCCGCCGGGTATCGGCCTTTACCTTTATTCCGTTTCGCACCTTGCTTACGTCCCACGGAAAAGCCTTCCCGCCGGCAGAGGAATAGCCCCCCACCGCGGTAGGCGTCCACTTGCGCGCCATGCCGCTTAACACCGTTTCGGGGTAGCGGGAGCGGGCATCATTTATTGCCCCTTGCGCCGCGCGCGTTACCTCTGCCAAAAATTCTTTGCGGTACTCGGGGTCCAGCTTGCCGAGCGATTTGATCGTGGCCGCGATGCCGAAAGAATCGCGAGCCGTCGCCCCCGGTGCGTCGAACCCCATGTCTACGAATTGGCGCACTAGTTGCGGCGGCTTTCATTTATTACGGCCACGACGGTAGAAAGGTCGCGCATTTCAAACGGAACAGATGCGGGCCAATAGCCGGTTGCTACTAACACTTCGGCTAATGACCGGCTCACTGTTCCGCGTTGGTAGGCCCCACCACTGCATCATCATTTGCGACCACTTCAATAGCGGTAATGGTTTTTAGGAAATCGTCATAACGGCCGGGAGGCTTTAGCCCCGCGGACTGTGAAGCCCGCCACGCGAGGTAGCCGATTTGGTCCATAGAGATACCGGACGCCAACGCGGAAATAGCCACGTTAAAATGGCGCTCCATTTGCACGATTTCCATCATGCTTGTAGTTACGGAGAATTCCCCGTCCGCGGTCGAATACTTGATTTCAATTTCCATATTTTCCCCTTAGTGGTTACGGCGTGATATCGCGAACCCATGTGCCGCCCGAAACCGTCGCGGTAAAAATTTGTAGCTCGCCAACGCTGGCCTCATTCGGAACAGATGCCAGCATAGTATTGCTAATCGTGTATTCCGGATTGCTCGCCGAGATAGCGCCGGCGCCAACCTTAATTACGATGGTGGTATCGCCCGCGCCAACCTCTGCGTAGAGGGTCGCTTCGACTTCGCCAGCGCCATAGGATGCGTAAAGGGTAATAGACCCTTCGACAGTCTGCAGGCCGGCTACCATGCGCTCGCCGGTGTCGCCAAAGGCTGTGGAGGTAAGCGAATTTACGCCAAGCGTAAAGCTAATGGCGGAACACTGATCCGTGAGATCAACGCCACCAATAGTGATTGAATCAAAATTTGAAAGATAAGTGGTCGTGGCCACGGTCTAGCTCCTCATGGTTGATACGCGAACGACAAGATCGAATGACGGGATATCCTGCCCGCCAATTGCTGTGGTAGATGGGTTGCCGCTAATAACGCTGATTTCCGAATCCATCACGGTATCTGCACTCGTCATTAGGTAATTTACCGCGTCGGAGTTTCCGGGCGGCGCTGCAAGGATGCGAATACGAAAAGTAATATCCGCAATGTTGCTATTGAAGCAAGTGAAGGTAGGCGGTTCGATTACCACGGACATAGGCCGCGCGTTGCGCGAATCTGTCACGACGGCAAGGCCAAGAGCTGTAAGGCTCGCCGAAAGCGTATCTTGCGCCTCCGCAAATATGCCTGTGGCGCTCATGCGATTTGCGACCGATTAACGCCAAGCAGCTTATTTATTTGGCCCATGCTGCCGAACGGAACGGCCCCGCCCATATCTTGAAAAGAGGCATAGGAATCCGCGGAGCCGCGTTCACGGTACAAAATCGCGGCGTACTGCGTAGTCCCTAGCGATACGTCCGCCCCGGGCGATGTGGTGAGGGAATCAAAGTACCCCGCCTCCCGGCGCCGGCGGTAAGCAAAAGCATTGGCGGCGTTTGTGGCGCTGGTAATAAATGCCGTGTCATTTGCCGTAGCTGCCGCAATGCCTAGCCATGCCACCACGGACGCGGTATCAACCCATGTGCAAACCGCGGACCATGTAAGCGTCCCCGGGGGCACTACTGCTTCCCGGGCAATGTCCGTGCCGGACGAATACATAAGCAATTGGTTGGGAATGAAAACATCCCAATCAAAAAGCCAATCGCCTACCTCGTCGGTTCCCAAATAAAGATGAGTAGGAACCTCCGCCACCGTGTAGCCGGTGTTTAAGCCCGCGGGAGAAAGCCCCGAAAGCGTGACCGCCTGCCCCGTCCCAATCTCCGTACCTTCAAGCGTCTGCACGACTAGGTAATCATCT